TTTTATATCCATTTATGCTTTTCCCACCTAGTTATTGTGAAGCGGAATACTATCAGATTTATTACTAACATTCTAGCAACTAACCTGTATGGCATAGTGTCATAGTCGTGAAAGTAATCAATACCAAAGCCCCAGTTATTCAAACTGCCAAAGCTGAAATGAATTGAATAGTCTCGTATCACGTTATTATCCTTCCTTGACAGACTAATTGAATCGGAGGACAGGTATTGATGTCAAGGATGCTGGCTATTTGAACAGCGCGTTCGGCGTGTTGGTCAATGTTGCCTAACGTAAGACGGTCAACGCGATCATAGAGATAGCCGAGAGCATAAGCCCCACCACTACCCAAGCCGTAAACACCCTTGTCGGACTGGATGAACGAGAGGTCGGTTGCAATATGGAATAGGTTGCCATCAAACGCGACAAGGTAGTCGAACCCTGCTTCTTTATCTTTGTTTGCTTCATACGGGTCGTATCCATTCTCTTTGAAAGCCTTCAGAATTGAAGGCATAACTTTCTTACCCATCCACTGCACGGGATCTGAACCTTTATAGACTGGCGGTTTCCAGTTATAGGCCAAGATATCACCAGGCCTGGAATCTCCTACCAGTCCCAGTAAGTATCTACCAACGTTAATAATCTTTGGTGTAGTACTACTTATAGTCCGTAAGTTATCTTCAGTAATCTGGCTATCAGCAGCCATTATCACCATATCAGTAATCTGTATTCCTACCAGTGTCGTCATAACAGAGAAATATACCTTCCCTCGGCGTGTCGTACCAGTAACGACACACCTTGTCATTAAACTATGAGCGGAGCGAATAAAACAGAAACAATCGTTCCGAGCCGCCTAGAGGCGGCGAGAGGCGACTGACATCAGGAAGGAGCCGTGAACTGAGTGTTGTTCCGTCTACTTCGGCTGCTTAGATTACCACCTATCAAAGCAGCAGATCTCAGGTCCCTTGGACCTACTCACGTCTGTAGCTGTGGCTGTACTATGTTTAACATTATGGCTCAGTTCCAAGACTATGAGATATCCTGGTACTTTCTTGATGCTACCTGTGTCAACTGCGGTAACCTAGTTCGTATCCCTTGTCCTGTTGATAACAGCGAGAATAGTTTTTAGGCATAAAAAAAGAAGCCCCCAGGATTTCTCCTGAGGGCCTTTTGCCTCGCGCTTACTACAAACTATCTACTTTACAGCGTCGTACTTTCTTCCGAAGTCTGCTTCAGTCTTATCAGCCCACTTGACTATAGGGGCAGTAAGACCACCGATAAGGATTGCATACTCAGGAGCTAGGTCTGTTGCCAAGGCAATTCCCATAGTCGCTGCTGATGCAAGGACAGCACGGAGATAAGACTTGAAAGCAGCCTTAAACTCTTTGCTCTTGATTTTCTTTGCTAGTTTCTTCATTACTTTCCTCTCTTGAATAAGGACACAAACAAGGACTTCTTCCTAAGAGATTGATTCTTAGTAGCAGCCTTGGCTGTCTTCTTCTTAGGCTTAGAGGTCTTCGACTTTGCCACAGTAAGGGCATCCTTCGGAGTCCTCTTAGCCTTTTCCAACCAGGGAAACCAAGGACTGGTGTCCTTATCGTGCTCTTGCCTGATTGAAATGTGTAGATGACTTACGTGTTTATTTGGTCCTTCGTAAGCGCGGTCACCGTGTTCCTTAGACCAGATGCGCCCACTAAATATCAGGTATGAGACTCGCTTATCTTCCTTGAGTTTCTCATAGATTTTGCTGCAATCAATTCCGTTATGTGGATCGTGGGTCAAATCTACTGCGTGACCTGTGTTATGGTCAGAGTTAGGATTTGCCTTGATGTGAGCCTTGCTTGGCAGGAGTCCATCCGATACCCTCTTGCGCTTTGGAGCAAGCGCAGTTGCCTGTCTGAGAACGGCACTTGCTGCAGGTGTTGCACTCTTTGCAACAGGTTTCACTTGTCATCCTCTTTCTGCCAGAATCTTGTAGATTTCGTCAACGCGTGTCTCTAGTCGAGCCACTGTGTCTTTGATGCTGGAGCCACCATTAGGTCTAAGTTCATAAAGAAATGAATGGACTATCCAACGCAGTCCCATAAATAAAGTTGATGCTATTCCAAGAACTGTGGCAATAAGAATTGCCCATTCAGAAGGGGTCATTGCAGGCTCCTATACGGATCTAATAGTGACAAGTAAGGTTCCGCCAAAGCCTGTGAACCTTTTGTCTTGCGGTGTACGGTTGATAAAGTCCATCTCTTCTATCAGGCCAATAAAGGATTCTCCTGTGCGGAAGTCCTCTACTCGGATGGTATCGCCTACGTTTTCTACTGCTTCGAGTTGTTGCATACGGTCCCAAGCAGAACCTTCATAGCCTACTTCCACTCCGAACTTATCGCTCTCGTGGTCATAACAGAATAATGGATATTGAATTAGTCTTTGACGAGGTACTGAGGGCAGAGACTTCAACTGGTAGCCAGTAAATAGTGGTCCAAGAGTGCTGTCATTGACATCACGGCTAAGTGTAAACTTGAAGGCTAAGTATTCTTGAGGTCCTTGCGGATAAGGAATACCGATTTCAGAAACAGTAGACTCTTCAGCAAAAGAACCGATTGCATATTCGGTATAGTCATAGCCGATAGATGAGATACTCAAGCTACCATTAGTGGTATCAATACGCGGGGTAAGTAGTTTGAATAGCTTACCTTCAAGAGTGTTATAGCGGATAAAGCCAGTCTTTAGATAACCAGATGCAACCTTAACTCCGTATGATTCAACCCATACACCATCGCCTGGAACACAGAAAGCTACACGATCTGTGCCACCAAGAAAGGCTACTGAGTTACTGGTAGTAGTCTCGCCAGAGGCGCATACATCCCAAGCATAGGCAAAGACAAGGCTGTTAGGAACTACTGGCTGTGATAAATCAATACGAACTAGACCTGATTCGCTTCCCTGCTTGGTAGATACATAAGCAAACTTGTCTCTAAAGGACACATCAGTACACTCTGTTTCAAATAGTAGCGGTCCATAGGAGACATCTCCTTCATTACCTAGAACTCCTACTCGAACACCTTTGTTAGTGCATAGTACCGCGTAGGTACCAAGGTAGGTATCAAAGGTATTGATGATTTCACCTTCAGGTAGGTCTATAACTACCGAAGGAACGCTAAGTTCTGGGAAACCAAGAGCATTAGCATTAGCCAAATCTAAAGTAATCTTATAGATAGATGAGTTCTTACGGCTATAGCCACCTACATAGATAGCATTAGGACCCTCTGAGATAGTAGTCCAAATCCAGTCACTCTGTGGATGGGTATAGTGGTTTGATGGTAGAGCGCCTCCGCCAGTATGAGTAGCATTTAATTCATAAAGTTTATTATTGATAGTAGCAATTAGGCGTTGCTTTATGTATTTAATTCTGGCACTGGTTGTAGATGAGGCGTTATAGGTTTCAACATCGCTTGTACTACCACCGATATTTCCTCTATGAACGTGAGTTCCATTGATAAACCAGTATCTGATTCCATCTGTGGTTAAATCAAGAATAGTAGATGGAGTTCCAGCTTGGGAATAGGTAGAGTCAGAAGCAGTATCGTTACTCATTGTAACTTTCTTCAAAGCAGAGCCATCTGCTACAACTAAACAGTCATTAGTACCATCATTAGCTCCAATAATTATCGGGGTATTGGCGCTAGTTAAAGCCCTGACTGTAGTATTTAGCAGGGTAACCTGACCTTTAGTCCAGACATCCAAGCCTTTAGATTCTGTGTATTGGAATCGCAGTGACTCATCTTGAGCAGGCTCAAAGTATTTAATTCCTTGACCTAGATGAAATGATGACTGAGATCTAAACCACCAACCAGTCAGCGATTGCTCGCCTGCTTCTCTGGTCTGGTCATACTGTTGCTTACGATACTGCGCCGTTACACGGCGATAAGGTGAATCATCACTGGCAGCCAGAAAGAATGGCAGCCCGTTGATGGCTATATCGTAAGAAACTCCTGTGGCTTGATAGTTAGTCGAGCCAGCAGGGTTTGACAGGGTATAGGGAATACCCTCGGTTACATCTGATCCGTAGGACAATTACCTACTCCTTACTTAGAAAGGGCTGCGATTTCGTCTGCGGTTAGACCGAGCGCTGCAAGTTTGGATTCTGCTGATGCCTTAGCATCTGCCTTAGCCTGTGCTGCTGCTTCCTCTGCTGCTTTTGCTACAACTGCTGCTGCTGCATCTGCCTCACGCTGAGCAACTTCTTCGGCAGTTAGTTCTACCTCAGTAGTTACTCCAGTTGAGCAGTCTACGATTAGTTTGGTTGGCATTGTTTTCCTTTCTTATGAGTTCTTGATTCCGTATAGGGTAGCGGTTGTGTATTGAACAAATGAATTTGCACTTGAAAAAGTGAAAGTAATTGAAGTCACCACAGAAGTATTAGAGTAAAGACCTGCAGCCAAATAAGCAATGACTCCGCTAGCAGTGTTTGATTCAGTTACTGAATCTACCGAGACACTTTTGTTGTTACTTGAAGTATAGTTAGGGATATAAATGTCTACGCTTGAAAATGTATTTGCAGTTGCAGTTGAGCCACAAACAAAAGCGGGATTGGCATTTGATTCAGTGCCAACGCTATTGCCAAGCCCGTAAACTCCCCTAGATGTCCAGTTCGCCGTTGAGCCATTGAGGTTGACTTTGAACGACTCATAGAGTGCGCTTGCATTTCCGCGACCACTGATCTTGACTACTAAGTCCGTATAAGTTCCAGGAATGCTAGTAAATTCTATATTAGCAGCCCCACCACTACCCACAGTTACAGTGGCTATTGCCGTATATGTGTTAGCCATTATGCACTCGCAATTCCGTAGAGGGTGAAGGTTGAATTCGTACTAAAAGTAGACGACACACTAGATACTGCAATGCTAGTAATTGCGCTAGTACTGCGAAACAAACCACAATATGCGCTAGCAGCGTTAGACGCTGAACGACTCAAAATAGTTTTATTGGTTGTTGTATTAGAATAATTCATAAATTGAACTATAGTGGTGAATGGTTCAGTATAACTTCCTGCTTGAAATCCTGTAATATACATTTGAGTTTGATTTGCTTGCTGCTGTGAAACAACGCTAGTTCCCTGACCTTCTAAACTGGTAACAGAATAATTACTGCCTGTGTCACCGTTCAATCTCATTGTATATGCTGCTAAATCATCTCCCGTAAAAGCGGAAATTACTAATATTAAATCCGTATAACTTCCACTAATACTAGAAAATGTTACAGTTGCAGTACCGCTTCCTAGCGTATTCGTTGCTATCGGTTCATAAGTTGCTGGCATAGTTATGCTCCCTTGATTCCGTAGAGGGCTAAATGAGAATACTGAGCCAAAGAACCTGAAGGTTGTATGACAGTAATGCTTGTAATGGCTGCGGTTGAACGCCACACACCAGAACGATAAATTACAAAACCAGTTCCGTTATTATCCCAACCCCCTAAAGAGCGAACGGTCTTAAACTTATTTGTGTTCTTGTAATCCAAAATATCAGAAACATAGGCAGCAAAGGGTGTAACACCAGAGCGCGTTACCCAACCGAGATAAAGTTCGGCCGTTCCATCAGTAACACCAGAAAATGCCCCACTACCATCACCATATAATTGATGACCATTATAATTTACAGCACTGTCGGAATTGAATCTAAGCGCAAAATCTGCTCCAGATGTGCCAGTTAAGGTGCTTTTGCCAATAAAACGTATTTGCAAATGTGTATAGTCGCTTGGAATAGAATTGAACGTAACGCTAGATGAGCCGCCCGCGCCTACGCTAACAGTAGCAATAGACTCGTAAGATGTTACTCCTACTGACTGATTAGCAGATGCAAAAATACCAAGGGATATAGGTGTCACGCTGAGGTATCTCCAATCACTACCCACGTATCGGTAGCGCGTTTGACAAGGGATGCTGCAGCCCACTGCGCTCTTAGTTTTAATCCTGGAGTTCCATTGACTGTCACGCCAGAGGCACCAGCAACGGTGACCTGACCTGCACCTGTCTGAAGGATATTGACCTGAGCACCAACAGGAAATGCAGTAGTTGCATTTGTCGGGATAGTCAAGGTAATTGCCGAAGCATTGTTAAGTTCGACCAGAGTATTGTTCGCATCTGTTAGTACAACGGTATATGTAGTTCCAGTTAGAGCATTAGTTGTATATGCTGTTGATGGACTAACTGAGCCACCAATAATCGCTACGCTCATCAGTTACCTTCCGATCCGAATGCTGAGAATGAAGTATTGCCAGTTGTTGAATAAACTGTTAGCACATCTGTATTAGCAAGAGTGATTCCACCTTGGATACTAAAGACAGCACCTGCTGCTAGTGGAACTCCATAAGCAATGTAGTGCTGATTAGCCAAGGTTGCACCTGCTGGACGTACAGCAATGCGGATAGTGTCTTGAGTACCACCAATGTTTGACGCATTAAGCGTAGAAACAATCGTGGCATTAGTTGCTGTGTATAGCGTAGTTGCAGTAGCAGCGCTAGGTGCGCTCTGCGCTAGGACTTTATATGTAGGCATTAGGCGCTTAGATCTCCAATCAGTGTCCAAGAATCGGTGCCAGTCTTGACTAGAGCAGCAGCCGAATACTGTGTTCGCAACTTAGTTCCAGTACCTGTGACGGTAACTCCGCTTGCTCCAGCCACCGTTACCTGACCTGCATCAATCTGTTGAATGTTAACAACTGCGCCAGTGGCGAATGCGACAGATGAGTTAAGTGGCACAGTAAGTGTTATGGCAGAAGCATTACTCAAAGTAACCAAGCGACCATTGTCGGTTAGCACCAAGGTGTATGTAGTACCAATCTGGGCATTAAGAGTTAGATTCTGTCTAGCATCATTGATTGTTGGTGTATTCAATGTTGGGCTAGTTAATGTCTTGTTAGTCAGCGTATCTGTTGTTGCTTTACCTACCAAGGTATCTGTTGCTGCAGGAAGTGTAAGCGTGGTTGTTCCTGCTACTGCAGTAGCCTGTACTGTGGTGCTACCAGAGGTAGAGCCAGCAAAACCTAAGTTAGCTACAGGCGAGATGGATGCTTTGAAAGCATTAAGATCATCTGATGTAAGTACGTGTTTGACTGTTGCACCTGCTGAGTGTTGCACTCCAGATGTTCCAGAACGCGCTCTGACGATTGTAAAAGTATCGGTAGAGCTTGCAGTAACAAATATAATTTCTTCGTTTGTAGTATCAGGGTCAATAGCAACGGTGAACTGGTCAACGTTGCCTGCGGCAAGTGTTACTCCGCCAAGTAAGGCAGAGCCAGTTCCTGCTGCCACTGTCATTGTTGTGGCGCTAGACGATATTGTTGAGGCTAGTGTCGTCTCAACGCTAATCGAGGAGTATTGTCTGGTCATTAGCCTTCCTTATTTTGTGTAGTGGATACGAATTGGATATTTGTCTGCCAACTTCAACGATTCCTCTTGTAGTCGTTGTTGATACAGAGCAAAGACATAACGAGATGCAGAAGCGCCAGAGTTGTATGGGTTCTTGGTGTCATTAAGGTCAGCCTCAGCACTGGTAAGATTGATACGACCAGTGTCAAGGAATGATAGAAGTTTGTAGCAGGCACCAAGTATGGTCACATCTACTGTGCTACTTGGAAGACCAGTGACATCTGCATAGTCATCGGTACTAGCATCAAGGGTATTACCTTCTGTTGTATACCAGACCTGAACGGTACGACCAGGTTGTATGTTTTCATAGATGTTCACCGTATTGTTAGTATTAAAGGTCGCAGCATTTGCCATTGGGTCTGCTCTCCAACGGTTAATAGGTAACCATTCCTGAGAAGAACCTGTAGTCTGCCAAGACATATACAAAATTGATTCCAAATCATCAGGTAGAGCATAGGTAGTCTGTGATGCGTTGAATGTAAAGGTAGTTGAACTTACTGCCCAGAGTTTAGGGAAGTAACTGTTGATAGTATCGTTGATAGCCTTCTTTATGCTGATACGTGGGAAGGTTGGAGCTAGTGTTACTTGAGCATACTGTGCGTGTGGTGATGCTGTGGTTCCTTGGAAGCCACGACCAATCGGGTTAGTCGGAGCACCCATAACGTTGAGAGTATTGTTTGTCTTGTTGAAGGAATCAATCCAAATCAACTCATCATCAATTTCAATCAAACCTTTGGCAAGGTTATCTCCTGAACCAACCTGAATTGACAAACTAGAAGTCGTCAGACCAGCCGAGTTATTTACATAAGTGATGCGATCTTGACGAAGAGAATAACCCTGTAGGTTAGTCCGTACCTCGTCTATCATCTCCGACAGTGTTGGCATTGTTTCCTTCCGTATACCAGCCATCTCCCCACAGAGTTTCTAATCTGCGGAAGTATTTCTCATATTGCTTCGCAATAACATCTACGGAGTAGAGCGATACTGCTCTCTCTCGTATTGCACTGCGATCTAAGTTCTTGACATTCTGAGTTGCCAAGACGAATTCTTCAACGTTGCGACATCTAAAGCCTGTCACACCTTCTATAACAGTTTCAGTAAATGCACCCCAGTCTGTTGTAATTACTGGAGTTCCACAGGCTTGTGACTCAATGTTCACATTGCCAAAGGGTTCTAGGTATAAAGTCGGTACGAATGTAGCGATTGCTCCACCCATCAACTCTGCTCGCTTTTCAGGTCCAACAGGTCCGATATACTCACCATAGTTCGGGATATGTGGGCCAGGTCCTGCAAAGATTAAACGAGCACCGATAAGTTTGCAGATATGCGCTGCGATATCTATGCCTTTACGTGGAACCATTCTGCCTATGTAAAGGTAATAATCTCCATCGCCTTTACCTAGCGGGAACATATCAGGATCTAAGTAACCTGGAATGACCGCATCAAAGAATGAACCATCTACTTGCGCTGCGTTCTGATGTTGAGCGTAGACTGCGTGCATCCAGGCATATGATTCAAATACTCGATACTTAGAAAAGATACCTGAGTATCCAACACCGAACTCCACTGTCATCATATGTGGCAGTGCATCTGAGATTGGCTTATGACTTGCTCCGCCAATGACACAGATAAAATCTGTCTTCTCTGCTCGCTTGCGTATCTCGTTAGCAGCTTTCTTATTAAACTTCTGCCAGTGAGGTAAACGGTAATCAAACGGAGCTTCTACATAAGGCTTGTTACCTACAACAATACGTCGTTGCGTTTCAGTGATACAAGGAATAAGTTCATCTACTTCGGCTTCATTCTTTTCGCCTGCGTAGAGATAGACTGTATGGCCTAAGCCCTTCATCATATTGCAGAACCTGCGTACCTTTTCAGTGTACGCACAGCCTGCGAAATCTTTAGTTGTGTTAGTATGTGGTAGTGCTACGACGTGGAATCTCATACCACAATTCTACTGAAAACCCTGGAAATCGGAGACTAACTCGCCGCGTAAATCTGAGAATCCATCGTGTTGAATTACCAGATTTGGATGGGCAATATAGGCATTAGTCCTGTTAGCCCAGACCCTATAGGCAATGTCTATATGGCGATCAAACTCTCTGGCTATCTGGATAAATAAATCTACCTTGGCAGGATTGACACAATAGGCTTGAGTCCCTGTTGAGACTACCTGTCTGACCCAGTGTTTATTGACTGGCTTAGTCTCATTTTTTACTGCTCCTAGATAGAAGATATCCCAGTCTTTGGGCAGGTCTGCCATATATTCATCAAAGACCTCATTGAAGTCTTCTCTAAATTTAGCATCATCTTCGCAGATAAGGACCATCTCATCTGGCTTTATCTTCCGCAGAACTTCTATGTGGCTTAGCCTGCCAGCCACAATCGGGTCTATACCCAGAAACTGTCCATCCATAGCTGAATGTACTTCAAAGTCAAAGCCAACTGTTTCGGCTTCTTTACGGAACTGCTCTAAACGATCTGAACGCCTATTGACATTGATGACAATAATTCTGTCAAAGAACGTCACATACCACCAAGCATAAGGATATCTGGCAGAGCAGTAGCGTTAGTTCCGCTTACTCCTGTTGGTCCAGTTGAACCAGTAGGACCTGTTGGACCAGTGGGTCCTGTAGGTCCTGTTACACCTATCGGGCCAGTAACACCAGTAGGTCCGATGTCTCCTGTTGGACCAGTTGGTCCAGTTGCTCCGATTGGTCCTGTTGCTCCAGTTGGACCTGTCGCACCAGTTGCCCCAACATCTCCTGCTGTGCCTTGCGGTCCAGTAGGTCCTGTTGCACCAATAGGACCTGTTGAGCCTGTAACACCTTGTGGCCCAGTAGGACCAGTGGCACCGATAGGACCTGTTGGTCCGATAACACCAGCAGATACGATTGCTAAAATTACGTTTGTATTGTTAGAGAAGTTTGTACTTCCAGTACCAGCAGATGTAATAAGGGTTACTGGTACCTGAACATAATCATTTGAAATGATTGTAATTGAGCCAGAGACTTCCCACTTCTGATAGTTGTCAGAGTTACTACTATCCTGAATGATAAGAACATCATTTGTGTTAAGCAAGGCAAGAAAGATATCTACGTCAACATTGTCAGCATTGATATGATCTATGTTGATTTGAGTTGCTGAAGTCTGTGTTGCGTTATTCCATAGTAAGAATGTACTTCCTGGAGAACCGCTAGTAGCAGTGGTCTTGGCAACATAGTCATAGTAGTTAGCAGACTGTCCATCAGCACCTGTAGGTCCAGTAGCGCCTGTAGCACCTACTGGTCCAGTAGCACCAGTAGGGCCTGTAGGCCCCGTAGCGCCTATTACCCCTGTCGGACCTACATCACCTGTCACACCTTGCGGTCCAGTGGCTCCTACAGGGCCTGTAGCGCCCGTAGGACCTGTATTACCAGTGACTC